GGCACACGTGGTGACGCCGAGAATGCACCGGCAAGGCGCCAAGCAGCATGTGTTGAAGATGATGCAACGCGAGACCTTGCAGGCCGTAATGCGCAACCCACCGGAGCCCGGCCACGTTTACCATTTGATCAGCAACGGACAATACGACTACTGGACGTGGGTGCCGGCGATGATCGAATGGATGGGCGTGGCAGACCAGGCATGGTTTTCCACGTGGACGCTCAATCGAAACAACTGCAATGAGCTGTTCACGCTGATCGATGCCGGACGCATTCTGCAAGTTCACTTTCTCACTGGCCTCTACTTCAAACGACGCGAGGCCACGGTCTATGCGATGCTGCTCACCGGCCTGCACGCCCGCGGCTTTCGCTATGCAGCCACCAAGAATCACGCGAAGATAATGCTGCTCGGAAACGCTGAACGCGACATGTGGATCGTCTGCGAAGGTTCTGCGAACTTCACCGCCAACCCGCGAATCGAGCAGAGCGTGATAACGAATGACCGTGCCGTCTTTGAGTTCCACCGCCAGTGGATGCAGGAGATCTTCGATGCCTCTGAGCGAGCAGCACAGCATAGTGCTTGAATTGCTTTCCTCGGGGCTGCGAGAAGATGAGATCGTGCGCGTGCTGGTCAAGCGCCACGCCGAGGGAAAGATCGACTGGCAGCCTACGGTCGAGCTTGTCCGCCAACTTGTCACCGAGACCAAACCTGCCATAGCAGCGGCAGCCGTCGTTGATGCCGAGTTCGAGCGAGGCAGAGCCGTCCTACGATTGCAGACACTATATGCTCGCTCGATGGGCATACAGGATTACAAGACCTGCCTGGCGATCCAGAAGGAACTGAACGCACTACTGAGAATAGACGAAGTATCAGGACCAAGAAAATGGAACCCTTAGCAGTCACGCACCGCCCGTTGAATTCGCTTATCCCCTACGCACGGAACGCGCGGAAGCACACCAAAGACCAGGTGCGTCAGATCGCCGACAGCATTCGCGAATTCGGGTGGACGGTGCCTGTCCTCATCGATGCCAAGAGCGGCATCATAGCAGGACACGGCAGGCTGCTCGCCGCCGAGCTGTTGGGAATCGAAAGCGTTCCCGTCATCGAGATTACACATCTGACACCGCAGCAAAAGCGAGCCTATATTTTAGCCGACAACAAACTCGCACACAACGCGGGCTGGGACACCGCTCTGCTTGCCGCCGAGCTCGGAGATTTGAAAGCACAGCAATACGACCTCGCCCTGACCGGCTTCGACGCCGGCGAGCTTGAGTCATTATTAGGGCCTGACGTCACGGACGGTTTAACCGACCCCGACGACGTGCCGGAACTGCTCGACGAGGCAACCACACAGACCGGCGATATCTGGACCTTAGGCAGCCATCGGCTCGTCTGCGGCGACTGCACAAACCCAGACACAGTGTCAGCACTTTTCGATGGACACCACGCGGACAGCCTGATAACTGATCCGCCGTACGGTGTCGACTATGCCGAGAAAACGCGAGCATTGAAGCAACACGGAGTCAAGCAGCCGAAGCATCGGGACATTGCTAATGACAACATTAAAAACTACCGAGCGTTCTTCCGCGACTTCCTCAGACTCGCACCGTTGCGAGAACCGAACACGATTTACGTTTTTATGTCGGGCAAAGAACTGCATTCGCTACGGCTCGCGTTTGACGACTGCCGGATGACTTGGGCAGCATACCTGATCTGGCTCAAGAATCAGCCTGTGTTGAGCCGTGGCGATTACAACCAGCAGCACGAATTCTGTGCGGTCGCACGGAAGAAGGCTAAAGTAACAGCCAAAGCCGACGGCGGAATCATCGCCTACGGGTGGAAGGGACGGCACAAGTTCTACGGCAACTTCGGCTCGACTCTGCTCGAATTTCCGAAACCGCACAAATCGACACTACATCCCACAATGAAACCAGTCGCGCTCATCAGCCGGCTGATGACCGACGGCACGGCGCCCGGAGCGGTTGTCTATGATCCGTTCCTCGGATCGGGAACGACGCTGATCGCCGCCGAACACCTGAAGCGAATCTGCTACGGCAGCGAACTCGACCCATTGTACTGCGACGTTGCGATCGCCCGCTGGCAGGAGTTTACGGGCAAGCAGGCGAAACTGGGCGAACAGACATACGACGAGGTGAAACGTGAAAGGACGCAAGCCGATACCGCCGGGGATTAAACGGCTCATGGGCAATCCGGGCAAGCGGCCTATCATAGACAACACACCGCCGCCCTGGTCTGAGAAACCGAAGCCGCCGCGACACCTCGGCAGCGTAGCGAAAAAAGAGTGGAAGCGCATGCTCGCCGAGTTCGAGCGGCTGGGCATCGCACCCTCGTGTGATGCGACGGCGCTCGCCCTGTATTGCCAGGTGTACGAACGCTGGGTAGACGCTGAAACGAACCTCAAAGAGCAGCCGCTTGTACTGCAAGGGCCGCAGCAGCCGTATCAGAATCCGTATCTGAGCATTGCGAACAAGGCATTCGAGCAGTTGAAAAGTCTGCTGGTGGAGTTTGGGATGACACCGACGAGCCGCTGCCGCATAACCACCAGCGTTGAAGTGAAAGACGAATTCGCCGATTTCACCAACACGCGCGACACCAGGAAGACCGGATGACACTGACGCAGGACGCGGTAACCAGCGAATGGATTCGCACACCAAACGACGAACTCGCAGCCGAGCAGGGATGCTATTTCGACTTTGAAGCGGCTGATCGGGTGCGTCGTTTTTTTGTGCGGTTCCTGCGCCACTCGAAGGGCAAATGGGCGGGGCAGCCGTTCGAGCTCCTCGACTGGGAGTGGCGTGATGTCATCGCCCCCCTGTTCGGCTGGAAGTGGCCGGACGGCACACGCCGGTTCCGGCGGGCACATATCGAGATCCCGAAAAAAAACGGCAAATCCACGCTGATGGCAGGTACTGAAATCTACCTGCTCGTCGCCGACGGCGAGGATGGAGCCGAGGTATACACGGCAGCCGCCGACCGCAAGCAGGCGTCAATCATCTTTCACGAGGCGGCGAACATGGTCGCGCAGTCGCCCGCGCTACGCAATCGCATAATGGTCACACCGTCGCAGAAACATCTCGGCTTCCCGCAGACCAACTCGGTACTCGAAGCTCTATCAGCCGACGCCCCGACGAAAGAAGGTTTGAACGCATCAGCCGTTATCTTCGACGAACTTCACGCGCAGACCGACCGCCGGCTGTGGGACACTCTCCTCTACGCGGCTGCCGCACGCGAGCAGTACGACCGCGAAAGCGTGTGCTGGGAGCAGCACGAATACGCCGAGGGTGTCATCAAAGGCGAAATCGAAGACCTGCGGTTTCTCGGTGTTATCTTTGCAGCCGACGAGAAAGAAGACATCAGCGACGAGGCGATGTGGCACAGGGTGAACCCTTCGCTCGGTCACACTATCACACTCGAATCGTTCCGCGAAGATTATCAGCGGGCGATAAGCTCGGTCACCACGCAGAACACGTTCAGGCGCTACAGGGTCAACCAGTGGACGGAACAGGAAACACGCTGGCTGGATATGGATGCGTGGAACGCCTGCGAGGGCAAGGTTGACGACACCGAACTCGAGGGATGCGAATGCTATGCGGGGCTCGACCTCGCGAGCACTTCGGACATCACGGCGCTCGGCTTGGTGTTCCCCGTCGATAAAAAATACCTGCTGCGTCTCTATTTCTGGGTGCCGGAATCTCTGTTGCAGGAGCGCGACATCTACCGCGAGTGGGCGAAAGCCGGCTGGCTCGAAACGACACCCGGCAACGTCACCGATTACGATTGGATTCGCGTGCGCATCAGCGGTCCGTCGGTGCTGGCAAACGAACCCGAGCGGCTCGAACGGCTGAAATCCCTCGGTATTCCCGAACGCAGCATCAGCGAGCAGTTCAACATCCGCGAGATCGCGTTCGACCCGTGGAATGCGACGCAGATGGCGAACAACCTCGAAGCCGACGGCTTCAACCTCGTGCAGTTCCGGCAGGGATTCGTCTCGATGAACGAGCCATCGAAAGCATTTGAACGGCTCATCAACGCTGGACAGATAGTCCATGACAACCCGGTGTTGACGTGGATGGCGCGGAACGTCTGTGTGAAAACCGACCCTGCCGCGAATATCAAGCCGGTGAAACCGACCAAGGGCAAGGCGAAAGTCGACGGCATTGTCACGGTGATAATGGCGCTCGCCAGGGCGATGTTCTCGCCGGAGCCGGAAGAGGTTGGGGGCATCATCGTAATATGACGCTCGACACCCTATTCGACATCGTTGTGCTCGCCGGTTTCCTGTCGCTTGCCGTAGGGCTGTGGATGATTTCGCCGGCAATATGCCTGAGCGTTTGCGGCACGCTGCTGATAGCAGCCGGCATCGCCGGTGCCAAACTCTGGAGAACCAAACGTGGGAATCCTCACCGCAATATTCAGTAGGTCGATTGAGAACCCCGAGGTTCCGCTGTCGGACGTCGACCTCGACGACTGGGGCATCACGCCCTCGCATTCCGGTGTCAGCGTGACCCACGATTCGGCGCTCCGCTATCCCGCCGTGTGGCGTGCGGTGTCGCTGATCAGCGGCGATGTCGCGAAACTGCCGCTCGTCGTCTACCGGCGGGCAGGCGAGGGGAAAGAGCGGGCGATGCAACATCCGGCATACCGCCTGCTCAAGCACAAGGCGAATCCAATTCAGACGGCAGACCAGTTTCGCCGGGCGATGAACGCGCGGGCGATACTCTGGGGCAATGCCTATGCCGCTATCGAGCGAGACGGAGCGCATAGACCTCTCTCATTGACAATGCTGCCGCCGCCGATTGCCGGGCCTATCGACAGAGATGCAGACCGCTGGTACGTATTTCGAGTTGCAGAAACCGAAGTCAAACTGAGCATCAACGACCTGCTGCACATACAGGGCCTGGGCGACGGCACAGTCGGT